TTTCAAACCGAACTACCCGGCGATAGGTAGCCAGCAGCCGACAGGACGCGGCACAAGCAGAGTTTCACTCACAAGCAGTTTCACTACTGAGGGTTTTCCTATGTCTCGCATTCTCACTTCTCTACACGGCCGGCTGCTGGGACTCAACAGTGACGGAGAACTGATCTGCCCCAATGGCTTCGTCTCCGGCGATCACGGCTCGCAGATTCACGCTCCCAGCCCGCGCAAAGTGGTCTGGTTCGACGACTTCCTCGGCGATGCAGTCGATGCCCGGTACAGCGTGGTCGAGGGCACGGACTCGGCGACCAGCGCGGATTCGATCCTTGCGGGTGGCATCGGTGGCGTGTTGCGCCTGACGACGGGCGACGCGGGTACGGGTTTCGCGGCTGACTTGATCCAGGTCAATCAGGCATTGCAGTGGCAGGCCAGCAACGGCGGGCTGGCGATCGAGGCTAGGATCAAGATTTCGCAGATCACCGAAGCCTATGTGTTCTTTGGCTTCACGGACGTTGTGACGCTGGAGGCGCCGGTCATCTCGGCATCATCTGCTGACACGATCACGACCAATGCCAGCGACGCGGTTGGGTTCATGTTCGACACCAATATGTCCACGGACGACATCTGGCTGGTAGGCGTTGCCGCCAACACGGATGCGACGCTGCAGGACAGCGGCTATGCCTTCGAGGCCGACACGTATGTGACGCTGCGGGTTGAAGTCTCGTCCGCTGGTGTCGCGACCTTCTACCGCAACGGCGTCCAGGTCGGTACGGCAATGAGCGGCGCGGTCACTGCTGCCACGGACCTGACGCCTACGCTGGCGGTCAGCAAGACGGCCACCGCGACCAGCATGACGCTGGACTGCGACTACCTGCACGTCTCGATGAATCGCTGATCGGTATGGATCTCGCTGAGGTTCTGGCGGCATACGAGGGATTGCCGGAGCCTCAGCGGGAGCAGCTAAAGCAGGACGCTTTGACTGCTACGGCGGGGATGACGTTCGTTCCTCTGCCGGGACCGCAGACGGATGCGTACCTGAGTCCGGCTGATGTTCTGCTTTACGGTGGGCAGGCAGGTGGCGGCAAGTCCGCATTGCTGATGGGGCTGGCCTCCCAAGAGCACAAGCGTTCGATCATCTTCCGTCGAGAGGCAAGCCAGACGGACGGACTGGAAGAGACGGGCAAGCAGATCATCGGGGCGGCCGCCCGGTACAACAGCGTGGACCTTGAGTGGTCATTCCCCGATGGCAGATCGGTGAAGCTGGCCGGCATGAAGGAGCCGGATGCGTGGAACAAGCACGCGGGTCGTGAACGCGACCTGATCGGGTACGACGAGGCGGGCGAGTTCCTTGAGGAACAAATATCGTCACTGATGGCATGGAATCGCGGGCCTACTGAGCAGCGTTGCCGGGTAGTGCTGGCGTCCAATCCACCGCGGACCGCAGACGGCGCGTGGATGATCGACTGGTTCGCCCCGTGGCTGGACGAGAACTACCCGAACCGGGCAGTGCCGGGAGAACTGCGCTACGCAATCATGCTGCGGGGCAAACCTGTATGGCAGGCCGGTCCCGAGGAAGTCGTGATTGAGGGCGAGTCTTACAGGCCGCTGTCGTTCACGTTCATCCCGGCATCGCTGAAGGACAATCCGTTCCGCGATACCCCCGAGTACCGGGCCAAGCTGAATTCACTCCCTGAGCCGCTGCGCTCGCAGTTGCTCAAGGGGTTGTTTGCCGTAGGCGGCGAGGATGATCCGTGGCAGGTCATGCCTACCGCATGGGTACAGGCGGCGATTGCGCGCTGGACTCCCGATCCTCCGCGCGGCATCCCGATGTGTTCCATCGGGGCTGACGTAGCCCAAGGCGGACCCGACAACACGGTCTTGGCCATTCGTCACGACGGCTGGTATGCGCCGCTTGTTGTCGAGCCAGGGACCAAGACGCCAGGGGGCACCGATGTCGCTGGCCTGATTATCGCCAAGCGTCGCGATGGGGCAATGGTCGTCATTGATATAGGCGGCGGCTGGGGTGGAGAAGCCTTTGCCCATGTCCGCGAACAGGGGCTTGATTGCGTCGGGTACATGGGCGTCAAGCCGTCACTCGCACGTAGCAGCGACAAACAGCTCAAGTTCTTCAACGTCCGTTCGCAGGCGTACTGGCAGTTTCGCGAGGCGCTGAATCCCGACCAGCCTGGCGGATCGGCCATTGCCCTGCCGAACGATCGCGAGTTGCTGGCAGACCTGTGCGCGCCGCGGTTCAACGTGGTGAAGATGGGGCACGGCGGCAGTATCAAGATCACGCCAAAGGAAGAGGTCAAGGACATGCTCGGTCGCTCTCCCGACAAGGGCGATGCCGTGATTATGGCGTGGTACTCGGGCGCCAAGGCAGCGACCAACGGCAAGCAATGGAATCTCGAACAGGGCGGCCGCAAGCGGGCGCCGACTGTCAACTATGGTCCGAGAAGGCCGAACGGATTGAGGGCAAGAGCATGAGCGGAATCACCAATACGATCAGGAAGATTGTCCCCAAAGAAGATCCATTGACGCATGGGCTGCTGACAAAGCAGTTGAAGATGGAGCGTGGTTGGAATAAGTCGCTCGGGCTTTCAAAGGCGCCGCCGCCTGCGCCAAGTCCAGTGATCCCGCTGCCAGATGAGGAAGCATTGCAGAAGCAAGCGCGTCGCCGCATCGCTCGCGGAGGCCGGGCCTCGACGGTCCTGAGTGCTGACGATCAGTTGGGGCCTTAATGCTTACGCAAGCGAGGCTCAAGCAGTTGCTTCGGTATGACGCGGACACGGGCTTGTTCACGTGGATTGCTCACCAGCGCAGACCGGACCTGATTGGCACGATTGCCGGTAGCCCGCAGGGGCAAGGTTATATCTGCATCAACGTCGATAACCGGAAGCACAAGGCGCACAGGCTTGCTTGGCTGTACGTCAATGGTGCATGGCCGTCTGTTCACATTGACCATAGAAACAGGGTCAAGGATGACAACCGAATTGAAAATCTGCGCGAAGCGACGAAGGCCCAGAACGAGCGTAACAAGGGGCTTCGGTCAGTCAACACGTCAGGCGTGACTGGCGTTTACTGGAGTATCGCGGCTCAGAAGTGGCAGGCATACATCCGTGTCGATGGGCGTATGAAATACCTCGGTGTGTTTGCAGACAAAGAAGAGGCCATCAATGCGCGACGCACTGCGGAATTGTCGAACTTCGGTGAATTTGCGAGTGCTGCATGAGTGACTTAAAGCAAGTAATCAGGCAGGGCGATGATCTGTTCTCGAAGCGCGGCGATCTTCTGAACCTATGGCAGTCCATTGCCGACAATTTCTACGTAGAACGAAGCGACTTCACCGTCAATCGCACGCTGGGCGAGGACTTCGCCAGCCACCTGACTTCCAGCTATCCCATCATCGTGCGCCGTGAGTTGGGCGATGCGATCTCTGGAATGCTGCGCCCCCGCGGACAACAGTGGATGGCGATCTCCATCGACCGTGAGGACCGGCTGGACAATGCCGGTCGCAAGTGGCTGGAACAATCGACCAAGATCATGCTCCGGGCGATGTACGACCGGGCTACTCAGTTCGTGCGTGCGACCAAGGAAGGCGACCACGACTTCGCCAGTTTCGGGCAGTGCGTCATCACGAAGCAGATCCAGTGGGACAAGCAAGCGCTGCTATATCGCTGCTGGCATCTTCGTGACGTGGTGTGGTGCGAAAACTCTGCCGGCATGATCGACGAGGTTCATCGCAACTGGAACCCGACACTGCGGACGCTGGAACAGACTTTCGGCAAGAAGGGGCTGCATCCGACCATGCTCAAGGGGATCGCGAAAGATCCCTACAAGACGGTCAAGTGCCGTCATCTGGTCATGCCCGCGGAGTACGGCAGCAAGACATACAGAACCCCCTACGTCTCGATGTGGCTGGACCTTGAGAACAACCACATCATGCGGGAAGAGGGGTCAAACGACCTGATCTACTGCATTCCCCGCTGGGTGACGGTATCGGGTTCTCAGTACGCCTATTCCCCTGCCACGGTGGCCGGCCTGCCCGATGCCCGGTTGATCCAGGCCATGACGCTCACCCTGCTGGAAGCGGGCGAGATGGCTGTTCGTCCTCCCCTGATTGCCACGAAGGACGCCATCCGCGACGACATCGCGCTCTATGCGGGCGGAATCACATGGGCGGATGCTGAGTACGACGAGCGGCTAGGTGAAGTCTTGCGCCCCGTCTTTCAGGACAAGAGCGGACTGCCTTTCGGTGTCGAGGTCGAGCAGGACCGCAGGCAGATGCTGGCGACGGCGTTCTACCTGAACAAGTTGAGCCTTCCCCCTTCCGATCGCGAGATGACCGCCTTTGAGACGGGCCAGCGCATTCAGGAGTACATCAGGAATGCCCTGCCGCTGTTCGAGCCGATGGAGACGGACTACAACGGCAACCTGTGCGAGATGACGTTCAACGACCTGATGCGAGTTGGTGCGTTCGGTCCTGCCAAGGACATCCCGCAGAGCCTACGCGGCGAGTCGGTTCAGTTCAAGTTCGAGAGTCCTTTGCACCAGGCGATCGAGCGGCAGAAGGGCACGAAGTTCATGGAAGCCAAGGGCCTGTTGCTTGAGGCTGCCCAGCTTGATCCTGGTTCTGTGGCAACGGTCAACGCCCGTGTTGCGCTGCGCGATGCCCTGAACGGTATCGGTATCGAGGCCAAGTGGCTGCGTGACGAGGAAGAGGTTGAGCAGAAGGCTGCCGAGCTGGAGCAGGCGCAACAGGCACAGGCCATGATGGCGCAGCTACAGCAGGGAGCAGAGGCCGGCGAGCAGGTAGGCAAGGACGGTAAGGCGCTGGCCGAGGTCGCATGAAGAAGCCACGGCATGAGCCTTGGATTCCCCCTGAGTACGAGACTGCCGACGCGACTGCCATCCGCTCCCTGAGAGACGGAACGGCCACCCCTGAGCAGCAGAAGCGCGCCTTGGCGTACATCGTCAATACCTTGGCCGCGACATATGACTTGAGCTATCGGCCTTCCAGCGACCGCGACACGGCTTTTGCCGAGGGTCGCCGGTTCGTGGGCCTGCAATGCGTGAAGCTGATGAATCTGAATCTGGCGCTAATCAAGCAGAAGCTTGAGAAGGCCGGCGATTGACGTTCCTTGTTCCACAATCAGGAGACTGATCCATGCCCGATGAAACCCCGGCCCCGGTTGTACCGGCCTCCCCGGAAGTTCCCCCGACTCCCGCTCCCGTTGCTGCTGCACCACCGGTTACGCCTGATCCCGCTGCGCCACCGGTTACGCCCGCCGCTCCACCGTCCGACACGCCGAAGGTTGTTTGGCCCGAGAACTGGCGCGAGGTAGCGGCAGGCGATGATGCCAAGAAGCTGGCTAGGCTCCA